GAGGGTATAGGGAGCCGTTACGCCGGTTGTCGTTGAGAAGTTCGGGTTGTCGTTGAACGTAGACTTATCCGATTGGTTGAACGCTATCTGAACCGTGCAACTGCCATCCCCGACCAGGTCCAGTCCTAGTAGCATCTTGTTGATGCCGAGATTGCCCATATCGACATACGGCCACTGAACCACGCCGTTAAATGCGGTTGGCGTCGCGGCGGTCGTAATCGTGTTGGCATCGTCAACGCCAACGGCCGCAGCGTTTAGTTGCCATACCACGTTATTCGCTGTTCGCAAATAGAGAAACCCTTCGTTCAGCGTCGCGTCCGTAATGACTTGCGGGAATATGTAACGCGCCCACGACTTCGTGCCGCTTAAACCGTTAATTGTCAATACAAATACCTGCGGCCCGAAGATCAGCCAATACTGCCCCCGGCCGGGGTAGTAGATCGTGAACGGGTCGTAAAACCCTCCGGGTAATGACGTGACACCCGGTTCCGCAGGTATGGAAAGTAAGGGCACGATGAGGGGATCCACCGGCTGCCCCGTGTTGCCGATAGCCATATTGGCCGTTGCACCAATCGTGCCTAGATTTCGTACCCCGACTTCGGTCAGAAATAGCAAGTCGTTTGCGACCGACTGCGAGCCGCGGGGCCAAAGTGACCCAACGGGCTGCGCATCCAAGAACGCCATGTTTTGCGGATCGGGGTCGATTTGCCACAACTGGTACCCACCGGCATTGAATACCACGAGATTGCCGCGGTAGAGCGCGAGCGCTGTTACCGGGTTATCCCCGTAATTGTTAAGCCCCGTTGGCAGGTAGCCAGCGTTATTGCTGCTCGTCCAGTCAAGGGGGTTCACTGCCGCGGAGAAGTTGACGATATCGTTATCCCCGTCGAAAACATGGGACGCGCCTATGGCTACTGCGACAGTATTCGGGTCGTTAACGTCTGTGACCCGCCGGCTAGTCGCTTCCCAGGACATGGTTGTATTGATAATCGCGCCGTTCTCATTCGTAAAAGTGCTCGGGTCACTCACGGTGTTCCCGATCGTAGTCGGGAAAGTCGGTGCTACGGTGCCGGAAAGCATGATTGGAATTGCTTCCCAAGTAATGATGGACGTACCTATAGCTTCCCACGTTACCGCGCCGTCGATAACCTCTCCGCCTAGCGCTGTGGGCCATACGGGCTCCGTAGCGCCTGAGCTGCCCGCGACCGGCTGCACAGCCTCAAATAGGAAATTAGTGATGGGCGAAGGTGTTTCGAGATTCCAACTGACCAAGTCCGCAAAGCCCGCATTACGGCTCGTGGTGCCGGACCCCGCGCCGATCGATACGCGTACGTGCGCGGCTCCCGCGGGCGCGGTGCCCGTCACGCTTGCTTGCCGATAGCCGCCGCCTTCCTGCTCGTTCTGTTGGAATCCGCTCGAGCTGATAATACCGTCCGCGGAGTTATACCAGTTAAGCTGGATCCATAGGGTTAGGTTCGCGCCTGAGTTATTCGGGTCCAGGTAAGCTGTTGCGGTAACACTCTGCCCCGGGGTTACCAGGGAGTAACTTGTCATCGTCGCGAACGCGCCTTGTGCGCCAGGGGCCGCGCCATTGGGGAAGGTAATGCACTCCGTACCCTGGTAGGGCAGCGCGCTAGAGTACGTCCATTCGGTGAGGCCGCCCGGATCGGTGAAGGTCCAGCCGCCCGTGCCGCTCCCGCCCTCAAAATCACCGTTGGGGATCGCGTTAATGAACGCCCCCTGGCTAGAAGTCGGGATCACCACAGCGCCCGGCGCGTAGTTGGTTCCCGCCCTCCACACGTTGACCTTTGTCGAGGCTAGTGTCAGCGTCGATAGCGTGCTGGTTCCCGCAAAGATACCGGAGTTGGAAATCGTATTCGAATCCCCGTACCTATCAGTAATGTTCGAACCGAGCGGCGAGGCGGTAGAGATTTGGCTGTTTGTCCCTTGGGTGGTACCCGCATCGGTGGAGGATAGGTCAAAATCACCAAACTCTTGAATGATGGAACCGCTTGTCGTTGGCCATACCGGCTCGACGGACCCTGTATACGCGGGGGTTGACGGCGTGTTAAGGAACGCAGTCGTTGACGGTGTGAACGCTGTTGTATAGAGCCCAACGCCTTTTGTCAGTCGAAACTCATCGATGTACCCAGGAAACTGTTCTGTGATAGCGCCTGCGTTCCAACCGGTGCCTATAAGGAGACTGTTGCCGCCTACGGAGCCCCGGCCCGCCCCTACCGTAAACGTCGGGACGGTATTAAACGGTACGCCGTTGGCAAATGCATATGCCGTTGTTCCTACAAAACTTAGTGCTAGGTGGTTCCACACGCCGGGCAGCAATGCGGACGCTCCCGTTAATTCGGCGCTCCCCGCGCTAGAAAACCCCGTTACGTTCATAAATCCGGGACTACTTCCAAAAATAAACGATATGTTTTCGCCGAGCCCGTTTGTTATCACAAATGGCGTTGTGTTGGTGATGGACGCATTTGTCGGCCCGTAGAGCCAAAATTCAATGGTGCAATCCCCGGTACCGATATCGATGGGCCCTGCGGTTGTGATGGTGGTCGATACGTAGGAGCTTGCGCCGATGAGGCTTAACGAAGCTGTTCCAAACTTAACCGGCGTCGAGGTCGTTATCGCAGCGCCATGCACCGTGCCGTTGAGCCCGTTGCCGCTTGAATCTATAATTTGCGTGGAGCCCGGGCCGGTGTCGAAGTGATAGAGCAACCCCGTGTTGTAACCAGAGATTGCAACTACCTGGTATGCGAACCCTGTCGGCGTATTCGGCTCTACGAAATTGCCTAACTGCTCTGCGGTATTCGGCGTCCACAGTGGCTGAATCGGGAAGTCTCTAACCCCTTGGTACGCCAAGCCGTTGGGCACGGGCGGTAGCACAATGCTCGCTGTCGTGTAGACGGTATTGCTCGTCCAAGTGCCGTCATTCTGTAGCCAATAGGTGAATATGAGCCCGTCAGAGAATTGCGCGACTACATACTCAAACCCCAGAAAAGGCTTCGCAAACCAAATCTTGGTGACGGAGGCGCTTGTATTCGTGGGGTCCTGCAAAACATTCAGAACGTAGTTAGCCGGCAGTGTGGCCGTCGAGAAGGCGCTAGAGAAGATGTTAAACATCCCGTTCGCCGCCGCGAGACCGACCGTCGAGGAGTCGAGCGTCGCCGTGCGTATCGTACCCTCTCTGGGAACGATCGAGCCTGCGTTCGTTATGTAGGAGTTCTGTAGGTCGTACAGTTTATTCGCCGCCGCGCCGCCCTTTACGCGCTGGCGATCAATACCGCCGGCTAGAACCGTCAGCGGATACGGCCTCACGATCCACCAATGCCGCCATCGAAAGCGATGAGCGTCGGACGCACGGCCGGCGGTACCGCAATTGTGCCGGGGAGATAGTGCGCCGTCTGGTGCGTTCCGGCGATCAACTCCGCGCGGTACGCATTCGCCTGCGACTCAATGTTATTTGCGTCCGGCTGCCCGTAGTGCGCTTTGGCGTTCGCTAAGGCATGTAGAAACACCAGTTCCGAATCTAACGTCGTCGAATCTGTCGGGTTTATAAAAGACATTAGTCCGAAGTGCGCCTTCATCCACAACCAATACGTCTGGTCTGGCATCGGGTATAGCTCGATCGCCTGGCGTATTTCGTACCGGGCTGGACGCCACGGCTTCGTTATCATCGTGTAGAGCTGCGGCGGAATGCCCTGAATCAGGGGATACCACACGTTGCGCGTGTCTTGAATACCGACCCATTCGATACTTTTTACCGGGTCCATTTGGAAGTTGCATAGCACGTCATCATCGTTGTCTTTGATGGAATAGAAGCGCTGCCCGGGATTCACTTTCCAGCGGAACAGCCGCTTAGTGTGCAGTTGCAAGTAGCGCTTGTAAAGATACGTCTGCGCGCTCGTCAGGAAGTCCTGTACGAGTAGCGCCATACCGGGCGGGGGATTCGTCGCCTGATTCGCGAAACCTAGGCGCACCAAGATCCGGGCGGAGAGCGAGGACATGGTTGCCGTAGGCACCACGTTATCGACGCATTCCGCATTGTATTGCGCCGCATGAAACGGATTCGGGCTATCAAAAGATAGGTATTCGTTGACATTGCGGGTGATCGCAATGGCTATCTGATAGGGCAGAGCGGTTGCGCTCGAGATGCCGCCGGATGAGTATACCTGGAGTTCGAACTGCGAGACCGATGCCAAAGTGTTCATCGTCACGAACGCTTGGCCGTTCTGGATCCCGCCAAGTTGCGCGCCCGCGCTTGTCAGTGTCGCAGTCGTCCAAACGCCCGCCGTTGTCGTGTACGCTAGAAACGGCTGGCTGCCGTCCGTCGCGGCTTGAACGACGCTCCACTGGAGGCATACGCTCCCCGTGGAGATATCCTTGATGCTACCGATGAAGGTAATCGGCCCGCTGGTATTCGTCGCGAAAGCGTTGGTCTGAAACCAATACCGGCCGTCGCCGTTTAGCGGGTAGTTGACATTATACGGGACGTTGCTGTAGACGGCAGGAGGCACGTTACCGGCAACATCTTGCCAGGCTTCGGGGTCAGCGATAGTACCGTGGCCGCCAACTACAACCGTCATTCGTTATCTCCTAAACAAAAATAGCCCCGGGCTTTAACCCCCGGGGCTATAAACCTATCTTACGATAGGAGCCCCACTCAACCCAGTAGACTATCGGAAACCGCTTTCCGACTGCGTTTCGTAGCCGGCGCGGGGATCGGCGCCTTCTCGGCTAACGCAGCTTCGTCTTCGGACTTCGCGTCCTCGATCATCCTATGCAGTGCGCGCTCACCGACCTTGCCGTTGCCGTACACCGAAATGGCGTAAGGAATGCCACTCTTAGGGTCCGACCCGTAGCATTTAACCAACCGTTCGATTTCCTTGGTGACGACCGGGTATTCCCCGGCAACCTCCTCGAATACGTTCAGCCGTTCAACATTCCCTTCATCGAACAGAAATTCGAGGACGGGAATTTCCCAGGGAGCTACCGGCCGGTTATGGACGGTAACTCCCGCATCGCGCGTAATCTTCACTCTCTCGTATCGCATTAGGGGCTACTCCTGCGAGGTTAATTTTGAATCAAAATCAAAGTCGATGTTGAACCTGACGCTACGATCCAATCGTAGTTCAAAGAGACCAACTTCGGTGCTCCGAAGCCAATCGTGCCAATGACATTCCAGCCGGTCGTACCCAGCGCGTTCGGGCCCAAGGGCGCCCCGAAAGTACCAGTCGCCAATACCGTGTTCAAATCCGCGGCACCCAGAATGGTGATCGGCAAAGTGGATGAACCCGTACCCGATACCGCGCCGCCGTTCATCGCGACCGCATTTGCGCCGGTCTTGAACGGACAGAACGTACCGTCAATCTGGTTGGAAAGGAGGTGAATGAACACCTGCCCGCCCAGTTGGCCCAAGGTCGTGATCGTGGACATCAGGATCGCCGGAGTCGACGCAGACGCCTTCACAGTAGACAGCGTGAAGGTATCCGCCGAAGCCGAGGACACGTAGTACGTGGTATTCGGCTGGGCGAACTGAGTCGTCAGCGTTGACAAGGAGGTCAGGAAGCCCGTAGTACCGGCCACCGAGTAGGAGACCGCGTCTCCGTTGGTCGGCACGTATCCCGGGACCGTCCACACAGCGGAAGCCGCTGAGGTGACGGTGCCCGCGAGCGGATCGCCGAAGGGAACCGGCGCTCTGTCATAAGGCAAATAGATCGGCTGCGTGCCAGCGGCGGTAGCAGTATTAATGAGAACTTGCATGGTCGTTTTCCTCTATATCTCGTTAGGTTACTGGATGCTCAACACTGCATGCGCATTGCGCTTGCCGGTGGTGAGTGCCGCTTTCGCAGTCAGTGCGAAGTAGTGAACATAACGATCGTACACGCGCGGGGGCGTGCGGTTGATCATCCAGTGCCCCTGGATTGGGCGCAGCTTCAGGAACTTGGTGTTCAGGAAGTAGCAAC